ACCTGTCGAAGCTCGACGACCCCGAACTGTTCAAGAAGGTGAACCGCTCCATCGGGACGACGGTGCAGCCGACCTACTACCGCGAACGACTCCACGAAGCAGCCACCGGCACCGACGACACGAAGCAGGAGGTGCTGACGAAGGACTTTAATATGTGGCAGAGTGACCGCTTCGTGAAGTGGCTCAGTGGTGACCAGATACGGCCAAGGCAGGTGGAAAGGCGCATCACGGATTGCAAGTACGAGGACGGTTGGAACATCTTCGTGGGACTCGACTTCGGAGGGAATGATGACCTCTTCGCCATCACCTATCTGGGCGTGAACTACCGGCAGTACATGCCAGCCGACCAGCGGATGTTTGCCGATACCGAGGCGTGGATCGTGGAAGCCGCGATGAATGACAGCCCCAACCGTGCGCTGTATGAGATGTGGGCGGAGCAGGGTTGGCTCAAAGTGTGTCCGGGCGAGGTGTTCAATCCCGACTACGCCATCAACGACCTCATGGCGAAAAACCAGCAGGGACTGAATCTGTTTATGTTCGGGTACGACCCCGCGCAGTCGATTCAGCCCATCAACACCATCAAGGCGTGGTTGCAATCCCTCGGCATCGACGCGGCGACGATTAAGCGCATGGTAGTGCCCGTGCCGCAAAGTTTTGTCAATATGAACGGACTGATTCAGAAGTTGGAGTGGCTGCTGCTCGGTCAGGAGTACAACATCGACAGCGGCGGTTGGAGTTACACCAACGACACCCCGTTTCTGTATTTGTCAAACAGCCCATTGTGGCCCTGGTGCTTCGGCAATGCGAAGGTCGAGATTTCATCGAGCGAACTCCGGGCGATTAGGAAAACCCAGCAGCACACGAAGATAGACCCCATTCATGCGCTCCTCGATGCGTGCTATGTGTTTGATCTGAGCGAGGGGAATGTGCAACAATAAGAATATAAGAACAAAGTATGAAAGAGAAAGTACCGCGAAAGCGGAAGAAATGGAAGCGCAACCGATGTGAGAATTGTTGGTGGTTCATGTCTGGACTACCAGACGAGGGCTCATGTTGGAAACCGCATGGAGGTCGTATCGGCTGCTGGGAGTCAGACCCAGCCTGCCGCGACTTCAAGTTTGATAAACTTATAAAACGATAGGAACTATGATTATAGTCAAGACAAAGACAGGCACGCACTTCGTAAATGAGAAGTGCGTGCGGAAGGTGTGGCATGACAAAAACAATGCCAAGGTGTGGATCACCGACGGGAACGGTGGCATCGAAAACATCGCGGACGTGGAGATGGTGACATATACCAGCGACGCGATAAAGGTGGACTATGAGGACAAGGGTAGCATGGTAAAGTATCTAGAGCAGCAGCGCAGTGAACTGTGCAACATTGTTGAGCGGTATCGGGCGAAGCTGCTCGACTTTGGGTGTGAGTTGTAGTAAACCCTCGACGGATTAATGAATGATTAATAAACGGTTACGACAATGAAACAGGAGAATCTTAATTTTTGGCATATCCCGCTTGGGATGTTGTTTGCCATCGTGGTGATTATGCTGATGATGTGCAGCTGTAAGAGCATAGAATATGTGCCTGTAACACAGGAACACACTGTACATGATAGTATCTATTTCACGCAGGTGGTGAGGGATAGTATCTATAGTCATGATAGTATCTATATCAAGGACAAAGGCGACACGGTGCTGATTGAGCGGTGGCACACGAAGTACAAAGAGAAAATTGTGCATGATACGACCTACATCGCCAAGGTTGATTCGATCCCAGTGCCATACGAGGTGACGAAGGAGGTGCCCGCTGAACTCTCATGGTGGCAGAAGGCCAGGATGAAACTTGGCGAGGCCCTGATACTGATACTCTCAGCACTCGCGGGGCTTGGGGTGTGGCGGATTTACAAACGATTGAAACCCTAAAACGATACAACTATGCTGAATAATATCTTGCGCGATCCGTTCGGACATTTCGGCAACATGCCAGAAGTGCCGGATAACAGAGACGACCATTACCCCAACGATGAGGGTGCTCGGTTGGCGGCTACGGTGTTCGGGTGCCTGTCCACCATCGTGGTGATGTTCCTGATAGTCATCCTGATGGCTGTGGTGCAATATCTGATAAAGTAAACCTATGCCCATATTGCTTGCAATCAATAGAAGGATTAAATTGTAAACGATGGAGATTACATTAGAGACAATCATCAGCGGCCTTGCGTGGCTATTCGGAGGCTCAGGGCTTGGCTGGTTTATCACCTGGCGATGGCAGAAGGCCAAGGCCAAGGCAGAGGCGAAACAGGCAGAAGCCGAAGCCAAACAAAAGGAGGCTGACGCGAAGACAGCCGAGATAGAGATGGCGCAGAAGATTCAGGACACATACCAGGAAATGCTCGAAGACAAGCAGAAGGAGGTGGCCGACAATCAGCGGCTCATTGCCGAGTTGCGCGAGGATCGTGACCATTACAAGAAGGGCTATGTGGAAATGCGCAGCGAGGTGGAAAAGCTGACCAAAGACTTCTATGATTTCAAACGTGAGACCATGACGGAACGCGAGAAGATGAAGAGCGACATAGCCCGTAACACCCGCATTGCCGAATCCTCCCGCCCTTTTATGTGCGGCCTTGCGCCAGAGTGCGCCAAGTGCGTCCCCGTAATCATCTCCGACGAAGGAACAGTTAAGCCAGGAGAGAAAAACAATCAGACGGACAAACATGAGATAGACCCTTACAACGACGACTGATGACTACGAGGATTAGCCAGCATTTCACGCTCGAAGAGTTCACCGCCAGCGAGACGGCGAAGGCCAAGGGCATCAGGAACAATCCAGGGCAGACCGACATCGTGAATCTCTGCGGATTGGTTCACAATGTCTTGGAGCCGTTAAGAAAGGCGATGGGGCATCCCATCAAAATCGGAAGCGGCTACAGGAGTCTCGCATTGAATAGAGCCGTGGGCGGTGTCAACAATTCCCAGCACATGCGTGGCGAGGCGGCAGACCTCTGCATCGATGGCGACATCCAGAAGGGCAAGCGGTGGTTTGAGTGGATCAAGACCCATTGCGAGTTTGACCAGCTGATTTGGGAAAAGAACCCAAAGACAGGCAACTATTGGGTGCATGTCTCTTTCCGCTGCGACGGCAAGAATAGAAAGCAAGTAATCAATAATCTCTTGAAATCGTCGTGATGACGACTGTTTTTTCATACAATGTTGGTTTAATAATTAAATTATAGTTTTAGGTGATACGATTCGTCTTCATAGATGAGTTAATATGTTATTAAAGGTTATCTTATTTACTATGGGCGGCAGCGGTCGCCCTTTTTTTGTGCTACCATCTTGCTGAGGTCAGCAAAATGATAGTAAACCACAAACCTCATTTCTTGCGAAAATAAAAAGGCAAGAAATGGCAATTCATTGGCAAGTTAAATTCCGTTCACTGAGGGCTAACGAGCTCTACACCGTAAACATTTACGACGACAACTACAGCGGTCAGCCGGTGCAGTTGATCGGTGCGGCGCAACCGTTCACCACCCAGGAGAGTGACGACACCGACATGTTTGCGACCGTCCGCACGCAAAGCGGTTATATCCGTATCGTGGACGATGGCACCATCAACTGGCGCGGCATCATTCCGACTACCGACATTGACCGCCCCGTTACACTGACCGACTCCAACGGTAACGTAAAGTGGCAGGGCTTCATGCAGGCCCAGAACTTCGGCGCAGAACTTTACGGAAACCCACAGGAGCGCGAGTTTCCGATACAGTGCTCTCTATCCGTCATCAGCCGTGAGGACATCACTAAATATAATAAGAAGATTCAGAACTTTGCATATCTGCTTCAGGAGATAGTCGACGCTATTCCGCAAGTGTGCCGACCTAAGACGATAGTTGTTCAAGGTGGTGCTGATGCAAAGGCGTGGCTGCTGAAACGAATAGACTGGTATAATATGTTGGAGGAAGACTCCGACTTTGTGCTTCAAGGCAAGTATGATCTGATGGAGTGCCTGGAGCAGATGTGCGACTTTTGGGGATGGTGTGCCCGCACGTATGGCGAAACGCTCTACTTGACCTGTGCCGAAGATAGCGGTGAGACGAATGCGCTCATTCTGCGCCATGACAGTCAGCAAGACGACCTCTACGACCTTGCCAACGGAACGGATGCCGGAACCATTGAAACGATGCTCTCAACCCTGACCATCGGCAATATCTTTGCAAGCACCGACAACAACGACTATCAGATGCGTGGGCCGAGCAAAGTAACGCTGACTGCTGACATCAACGAGACGGATGGCGACCTTATTGACCCTATGGATAGCAGGCTGAGAAAGGAAATGGTTTCGACACCTTGGAATGATGGCTATATCGTTGAAGATGTACACTATTCCGAAGACGTTCTGACTATTACAAGAAATGATTTTACTGGAAATGCGTTTCAGATATACGGGTCATTTAATGTAGCACACCATTTCGTAAGTGGTGGCGACCAACCTCAAAACTCACACTATGAAGAGGTTGGAGAGGTGATCCACTTTAAAAAGACTTCCGATCGTAGTCGCACTTTTGTACAGCTCATATCAGAGTATCAGCATACATTCGACGAGGGGTTCTTCCGTCTTTGGGGTACTGCCTATTGGAATGGCGAGAAGATGGACACCACAGAAGGGCGTTGGTTCTCCGGCGATGCCGATATGTGGATGCGCTTCGGTATCGGTTCTTCCAGACAGGATGCTACATGGTGGAATGGCAAGGAGTGGGTAAACAGTGAGACAATTTTCCGTGCCACTATCGGCAACCGCGACGATAATATATTCACGCGATGGTGGACGGGCAGTGTGTTTGATACCGCCATCGAGTCAAACATCATTGATGTCAGTCAGATGAGTGGTTACATCTACCTTGATTTTCTTGGAACCGACAGCACGCTTGTCGAAGAGATCAATGGCGAGCGTATGTTTGACCTTAAAGACTTCCGCCTCCAATTCACCAAGAATGATACGGTAATCAAGGACGGCCCATACCCCAATAGTGGCTATTATAACATTCAGCCAGTGGATGTGAAAAGCGAGCATATCTATAAATCTGCCAACAATAACCAGAATGTGCGTGAAGAGCGGGGAATCGACACCAACTTTGGCAGCGAAAACAATATGCGCTTTGGCTTTGGACTATTAGCCAACCCTGACAATACCTACATGACGGAGGTGCCATATAACGGATCGACGGCACGGCCTGAGCAGCACTTGGTGAATCGTATTGCCGCATATTGGGCCACGTCAAAACGCATGATACAATGCGAACTTTTGGCGCATAACGGTGTGGCAGCAACGGTGGCCAACGGCATCAATCCGAGAAACAAGGCCACGATAGACGGCTCAACGATGTACCCCGTGAGCATCAGCCGCGACTGGCGAGATGATGTTGTAAAACTGACGCTGCTGGAGGTCTGAGTAAACCCACGTCAGGCTTTTATACTAATAAAGGAGGTGCCTTCATTATTAATCAAGCAACCACCTTCGATAGTAATCAAGTTTTTAACCCATAAAACGAATAGAATATGATACAGTACGAAGTTTGCCTGAATCAAGGCAATGAAGCCCTACAGACGGGCAAATCAATTACGGCAAATGAGTTGCTCTTAACCTGCGATGAGAAAGCGTTGGCGCGTGAAATCCATCATCAGAATTCCCTCATACCAGAGGACGTTGCAGCCCAGGTGCTCGGCTACTTTGGCCGTGCCGCTGCTCAGCTGATGGCGATGGGCTTTGCAATTCAATTTAAGAACGGCAGCGATGTGCTCATGCGCATCTATCCTGACCTACACTTGAAAGGCGGCAATATCAATCTTGAGCGTGCCCAGCAGCTCGACCCAGAAGTCACAGACCTGACACTGGAGAACGCTGGCGACTTGGCCACAAAGGTAGGTGTCTCAGTGAAGGTTCGCTGCGAGACCGAGGTGAAGTTCACCGAACTTTTGGAAAAGGAGGGCTACAACATCGAGCGCAAGAACGTGCGCGAGGTGGCCTACGTCGCCAAGAAGACCGACGGTGGCGAAACACCCAGCGGTGGAGATAACCAGGGCGGCAACGGTGGCCAGCAGCAAGGCGGCGACAACGGCGGTAGCTTAGAACCATAAGTACTTTTGATGTTAATACGATATTTGACTTTACTTTACGCCATGACCGGCTCCCGCAGTGATGCGCGAGCCGGTCTTTTTTATGCCCGTTGGTAAACCTTAAACCTGATAATTCACGATAAATGTATGGCTGACAATAGCACCATAGAAATAACTGGGCTCAGCGAGTTCGAAAAGAAATTGGCTCAGCTGAAGACCGACAGCCCCGGATTCGAGAAACGACTTCGGGGTGTCATCCGCAAGATACTCGGTCATGCCCGTTCCAATCTTCGTAAGGATGCAGCCAGTGGCCTTCAGATGGATAGCGATCCACGCCACGCATACAAGGCCGTGCGTTTCGCCGTATATAAGCGGTTGTTTGGTGGTCAGATAAATATCCTGCAATCGCGCAAGGCGGGTGCTCCATCTGGCTACGAACCCCCAAGAACGCTTGCACAAGGACAGAGAGGCGGCAACAGGCGCGTCCGCACATCTCGCAACCTGAATAAATACGAAGGCGTAGATCGCGGATTTATCCTCCGTTGGCTGAATAACGGTATGACGAAGACAAATCCCCGTGTGATTCAGTTCACAGAGAACGACCGCCGCAAGGTGGATAAATGGAACAAGCACCCAAACACTGGCAATCGCGGGGCTATCAAAGCCCGTAACTGGTTCCGTGGTGCATCATTAGAAGAATTGCAAAAGGTTGCTGGCGAAATGCAAGCACTCATTGATAAAATCATTAAAGAAGAATTTGTATAAGATATGGCAGCAGACGTAATTACCAGGTTTAAGCTGGAAACCACCCAATACGATTCAGCCCTGCGGAATGCAACCAAAGCACTGAAGGACGTTGTACATCAGACTGAACTTGCCGGAAAGGATTTCAAGGAATTTTCTGATAAGGCGATAGAAGCAGCACGCGCACTTGGACAACAAGCGACGGGAGCATCAAATGCAAAAGACAAGGTTAAAGAGTTGGTCAGCTCGTATAATGAGATGGCCAAGACCTATAATCTTATGTCTGAGGCAATGAAGAAGAGCGAAGGTGGTAAAGCATTGTCTGCAAGTCTTCAACAACTCCAGCAACGTATTAAAGAGGCAAAAACCGAAATGAATGCCACGCCAGGCATACTCGACACCCTGGCATCTAAATTCGTTGTTAGTTTCGATGCAATGAAGATGTTTAACGTTGGCTTGCAAGCTGTTGAAGGAACGTTGAAAGTGGCGAAGGATGCTTTCTTCGCGTCAGAACAGAACGTCGACGAGTGGGGCAGGATTATGGCTTCATCGCAAAGCCTGTATGAGGGATTTGTGACATCGCTCAACAATAGTGACTTCACAGGCTTTATAACCCGTATTGACGACATTGTAAAAGCCGCTCGTGAGGCTTACAATGAATTGGATCGTCTTGGCACTATGAGGACGATTCAGGCACCTCAGACTGAGAGACAAAATTCTGAAAACGTCAGAATGCGCACAATGCTCATGACGGGACGATATATTGCACCATCAGATGGACGTGCGCCAATACCTGGAATGAAGACCGGCGACCTTTTAAGTCCTGCGCAAATCAAGACGTTAGAACGACAGTTGCAAGGTGGTATGAATACTATCATCAAGCTGACGCAAAATGAACTTGACCAGACAGGACGCGCTATCGAAGCCTACTATAACAAACTGGCTGTACAGAACGGAATGACATTGGAAGAGTTCAAGAAAGGAACGTCTTCTATGGCCGAGTTTGACCAGCGACAGGAAGGCTATCGTAAATATCAGCAATGGAGACAGGAGAACTCATTTACTGATATGTACGGTAATCGCCAAGTACGCGAGGGCAACCCATATCAGGAGTTTAAGAAATGGGGTACCTTCCGTGTTGATAAAATGGGCGAGAATAGTTTTAATGATCTTGTCGGACTCATCAGGCAACAGCAGCAGCAACAGAGCCAGATATATTCTTCTATCGGCCAAACCTATCGTACTATTAACCGTGCAGAGGGCATAACGGTTAAAGGAATTATAAATGGAGGCTCCGGCGGTCGTGGTGGCGGTAAAGGCGGTAGTGTCGGCTTGGGTGGAGAAAAAGACGAGTTTCAAGAGATGGAGGAACTGATAGGACTGATTAATATCCAACATCAGAAACTACAAGACCTTCAGAACTTAAAGCCGTTTGCTCAGACCGAAGAGGAACTAATATCACTGAATCAGCAAATTAAAGAGACCAACGACGAATACCAACGTCTGCTGAATCTCGGAAACGAGCCTGTGGAAGACCCGTTCACACCAGTGCTCCCACCATTGATGCAGTTGGATAGCATTCTGAAAGAGCTCAACGAGGAACTGAATAATGCCGAAACGCCTGAAGTATATCAGGACATTCTTTCTGACATTAAATCCATCAATCAGGAAATAGACAAATTCAAGGGTGTCAATACGGCACAAAAGACATCTGAAGGATGGAAAGACGCTGCGCAGGCAATATCATCGGTTGGTGCAGCCCTTCAGAGCATAGAAGACCCAGGGGCTAAGATAGTCGGCATCGTAGGACAGGCCATTGCCAATATCGCACTCGGTTTCGCTCAGGCTACGGCAACATCGGGAGCCGTCGGCGGTATCTTCGGATGGATTGCCGCCATTGCCGGAGGTCTCGCCACAATGACCAGCACCATTGCAGCCATTCACTCCGCCACGGGCTATGCTGAGGGTGGTATCGTGAAGGGTAACACATATAGTTCCGACCAAATCTATGCTGGTCTGAATGCTCAGGAGGTTGTGCTTAACCGTGCGCAGGCTGGCAATCTCGCGAGCCAGTTGCAGGAGATAGACAACGGTGGCGGTGGTGTGGATGTCGCCCGCATCAGCGGTGAACAGGTGTACATCATCCTGAACCGATATCTGAAACGCTCAGGGCGTGGTGAGATCGCTACGATGGGCACAAAGGAATAAAACTAAATACAAAAGATATGGCAATATTAGGCAACAACATTCTCATATTCTGGAATGACTCAGGAACGCAACAACTGATTGCTGGCACCCGTTCCAACGAGATAGTGAGTCAGGCTGGCTCCATCGAGATAGCATCAGCCACTCAGCAAGAATGGGAAGAGATTATCGCGGGCCGTAAGGCATGGAGCTTCAGCACGGCTTTCCTGCTGCTGACGGAGGCCGACGTGGAATATCTGCTGAAGGCGGGTCTGTTCTTCACCATTCAGGTGTGCGGGAGAAATGGCGGCGCGATGCTTCAAGGCAGGGCGATGCTCCAGACCGCCAAATACACGATGACCGAGGCGACACTGGCCAACGGCACATTCCAATTCAAGGGTTCGGGGCCGCTGGAGATGGTGACGACACCGAGTGAGTAAACCCCAAACCGCTTTTCGTGGGATATACAAAGAATAAAAAGTAAAAATCAATGAAGTGGTTAACGATTGAATATATCAAGCTCCATTCGCGTATCGACTACGATTGTGAGGACGCGGTATTGGAACTCTACGGCAACTCGGCAGAGCAGACCATCATGGAGTTGATTCGCCGCGACTATGACGACATCGTGGAGAACTTCGGCACCGATAAGCAGCCCATACCGGCAGACCTGATCCATGCGGCACTTATGCTCGTCGACGCGAGCTATCAATACCGCACGCCTGTATCTTCGCAGAACATCTATATCGTAGGCTATGCATTCGACATGAAAATCAAGCCCTATATGCGGCTGGCCGGAGGCAGCGTGGGTGACGATATGCGCAATAAGTATGTGTACAGGTTGCTCCAGCAGAAGCAGCTGCTCGATTATAAGTGCGAGGGTGTGGAAGACGATACGCTGACCGGGCTTTACAGTCAGATTGATACCTACACCAAGAAGTGGATGAAGATCAAAGACCCTGGCGCACAGATTCTCGCCGACATGAAGGCGCAGACCGAGCGGATAGAGCATGAGGTAGAGGAATATTTGAACCACATTAACGCATAGAAGATATGGACGAGAAATTCATCATACAACAAGGCGAGCGGGCTAAGTTCTTCGTGAAATCGATGAAGAACAACTTCAATTTCGAGGAGAACTCGTACTACCTCGAAATCCTCTACGGTATGCAGGGCAGGAAGATTATGATACCAAAGAGTGAGTTCCTGTATCTGAACAACCGCTGGGTGTTCTCATTCCCAACGACTGACATCATCGGCCCCGTTAAGGCGCGACTGGTGATGGAGTTGTTCGACCCTGACTGCCCAGACGATACCCGCGAAGAGGTGGACGAGCAGTATATTGCCTTCGTTGTGAGCAATCCGTGTCCACGGTTCTTCAAGTGTCCGCCATGCTGTAAGAAGCAAGACCGCGACATCATCTACGAGCGCACCGAGGCCAGCGACATCGCTGAGCGTTACGCAGTACTGGCCGACAAGGATGGTGTGAGGTTCAGAACCAGCGACGGAGACTATTTGTATGTTTTAAGAAACTTATAAAAAAATAAAAAGATATGGAAGACTACAGACTTGATCAATCAGGGCAGGAGGTTCAGGACATACTGAACGGTGCCGCCATGCAGTCGGATTTGACCGCAGAGAATGAACGTGCAGAACAGGCCGAGCAGACGCTCGACGGTAAGATAGACGACGAGGAAGCTCGCGCAAAGGCCGCAGAGAAACAGAACGCTGACGACATCGACGCAATTGAAGAAAAGATTCCGTCGGGTGCATCGTCATCAAACAAACTGGCTACCGAGAGCGAGATCACTACGCTTTCAGCCGCTATTGAAGCCATCCTCGCACTGATCCCGTCGGCAGCTACGGCATTGAATCAGTTGGCAGACAAGGCGTTTGTCAATTCGTCTATAGACACCGCCACGGCGGTGTTTAGGGGTACCTTCAACCTCGTAAGCGATTTGCACCTGGCACTCGACGCAACACACGCTCAGATTGGAGCCGCGCTGCTTAATGCTGTTCCGACAGCCGATAATAACGACTATGTATTTGTGCAAGTTCCCACGTCTGCCGGCACACCCACGGAGATTCGCGTTACAGAGCGTTACAAGTTCAACGGAGAATCTTGGTCATACGAGTATGATCTGAACAACTCAGGCTTCACCGCATCACAGTGGGAGGCTATCAATTCCGCCATCACGTCGGCATTGGTGACAAAGCTGTCAGCACTGCCAACAGCATCGGAGTTGACGACGCTGTTTGCCGGAAAGCAGAACGTGCTCACCTTCGATGATGTGCCTGTGAATGGCTCGAACAATCCCGTCAAGTCAGACGGTCTCTATGATCTGTTTACCGCCATCGACGCAAAATTCCCGTCTGATGCTTCATCATCGAATAAGCTGGTGGCAGAGAACCGCCTGGCATCGTATGTCGCAGGCATCATCGGTGCACTTGATGCATCGTTCGATCTGACGAGCACCGACGGCCACGTCACCTTCAAGATGACGCAAGCCGATGGTGTCATCACATCTGTGCAGATTCTTACCAGCGACATTGCATCGGCACAAGCCCTCACCACGCTCGGCGGTCAGGTGTCGACGAATGCCTCCGACATCGCCGCACTGCAAGACCTCTACAACGCCTTGCAGCAGTCGGCACCTGAAATCATTCAGCCTTCGGACACTTGGCCTGTCGCCAATCCGTCTACAACGGTCATCTATCGTGTAATTGATAGGGTGAAC